ATGAGCAAAGACTACAACCTTGTGATCAATAGTTGATACATGCTCTATGACATGATCTACTTTCTTCAAAGCCATTTGATGCCTAACACCTGACATCTTATCAAAAGGTATATCATTAGATGATGTTTCTGCGATCACATCTGACCAAGTATCATATTCTTTTTCTAATTCCTGACCATAATGATCTCTACCTAGTACAATAACCTGTCTTACTTTGTCTGGTAAATCAGTTAACACATCTTTCTTTTTTCTTCTAAGCATAATGGTAGATCGTAATCTTTTTTGTAATTCTTTAAGATTGCTTGCACCATCAAAGTTCCAAACAGTCTTGCGACCAATATTAATTTGATGTGCGCTACAGAATTTGTAAGCGTAACTAAAGAAATTACCAAATACACTTGGACTTAAATAACCAGCTATTGGTTGTAGCTCAATAGGTTTGTTTGGTATTGGTGTGCCAGTTAAAGCAACTTTTCTATCTGCTTTAATTTTTAAAGCAACTTTAGATCTAGCAGTTTTTGGGTTTTTTAAATAATGACACTCATCGAAAATTACATATGACCAAGTTCTTGTGAGAATTTTGTCTTTGAATTTTGTAAGTAAATCGTAATTTATAATTACAATATCAGGGTTCACAGGAAACTCATCTTTACCATTTTCTATTGTTTTGATATTACGATCCTGAACCAACCATGTTTTACATTCGATACCCCAGTTAATTTTTACTGAAGCTGGTACAACTATAAGAACTTTAGGTAGCTCAATTGAATTCATTAAGCCAATTGCTTGTATTGTTTTACCTAATCCCATCTCATCTGCGATCAAAGCAGATTGTTTTTTTGATAGAAACTCTATACCAGCTTTTTGGTATGGGTAATAATCCAGACCTTCTGGTGCTTTTATTTCGACATCGCTAGAGATAGCCATAGATTCTTGGATCTTTTCATTGTTATCTCTATATCTTTTACAAACCCACTGATCGTCTTCTTTAACAATAAAGATGCCAGCTTTTTTTAATTCAGATTTGCGAACACGATAGATTGCCCAAAAGTCTTGGTTATCTTTTTCTATAATTGCAGTAGAAACAAATCGCCCATCTGGTAGAGCGATTTCTTCTCCAAACTGCAAAGGTAATTTAAAAGTTTTATCTTCCATTACCATTCCTTGAAAGCCATTAAAGTGCCATTATCGTATGGTTCAGCATACCAGCCAGCATCTATCAATATCTTGTTCAACTTAGGATGTACAGTTTCCGCACCAAATTCATTATAAGGATCAAAGATTGCCACATGATTTACATAATCTTCACTACCTCTAAACCAAATGCCTTCATAATCCTCAGAAAAATGTGATGCTGGTGCTGGCTTGGCTTCTGGAAACTCTTTCTCAATTTTATTAATTAATCGAGACTCGCTCATGCTTGCTTTTCTACTCATGCTTCAGCTCCTATTTCTTGAATTTCACCATGCCAATGGAAGTTATCTATAAGATAATTTACCGCTTCTTTCCAACTATGGAACTCTCTATCTTCTTCGAAATGCCATGCACTCATAACATGTCCAGCTCCTTCATCAACAATTTCAAAATAACTAGCACTGTGAATGTCTCCATAACAATCAATGCCTTTTATAGTTCTTTTTTTCATTTTTTGCTCCTTTTCGTTATTTAATTTACTATCCACATATACATACTAACATATATGTACAAAAGTACAACTATTTATACAATTAATTTACATTTATTTTAGGCATAAAAAAAGGGTGCGAAAGCACCCTTTATCAGTAGTTGAGTAATAAACCCTACTGTTGGTTCAATTAAGCACCCTGTGATCCATAGATACCGCGAAAATCACTAAAGCCGAAAGAATAACGCTCTCTAGCCTTGTATCTAATGTTTCCAGTAGTGAAGTCTGGTTCCATTGAAGTTGCCATTGCAGTTCTTTGGAAGCCCTTAAGACCATCACCTTGGTCAGTCACAGAAGTTATGATGAAATAAGCGTCAGGATCATTAAGATAGTGATTAACTACAGTCCCACCAGAAATCATTCCAGTGTTTTTAATGCTGTTAATATCATTATCTGAAGTTCCAGTTCTTAAATCACTTGACAACAACCTGTCAGCCACAAAAACCAATTGTGGTGGAATGACAAGTTTTGAAGGCATAACGCTGATTTGCAATCCACGATCATCCGTGAAAGTTGCTAAATCTACTAGGTTAGCTTCAAGAGACGTCTCATTCAAATCTGCCATCGTTGTTGCTCTGTTCGCTTCAGTACCACCACCAGCTAAAGGGTGAGCAGTATTGATTAATGACACACCATCACCACCAGTAAACGATGATGAAAATGCATTATTGAGAACAGAAGCAGCTTTGACTTCTTTCGAGTGGGCCATTGAACGGGCGAGAGCTTTTGTGTACCGTTTCCCTAAACTATCATAAAGTTGGTCCTCAATTGCTTCTTCTGTCAAAGCAAATGCCAAACTTACAGTGTCATGGGTAAAACGAGATGTGTAAGACTCGCTTGCGTTATCAAATTGGACACCTTGTCCTTCAGCTTTGTCAGGTGCACCTCCGAAGCCTACGAGCAATACTTCTTCCTCGAATGCCTTGGCACTGTTTTCCATTTGGAAAATTTCAGTGTATTCCTGACCATGTTGGTCGTACTCCAGTCCAAAAAGACTGTTGAGTCCGGGTTCTAGCTCAGCCGCTAGTTGGGCTCGTGAAATTGCCACGTTAGTTCTCCTTTAAGCTAGACCAGCACCTTTCTGTCCCATGATGTGGTTTTGCACCACACAAAGAACATTAGTGTTGGCAGACGCAACGTCTGAGTTATCGGGATCCTGAGATATATCAATTGCCTTGAGCGGCAATGTAGCAGTAGTCGCACCAGTTGAGGTATCGAGTTCTGCATTTGATGTCCCAGAAAGTGTGGAGCCAACTGGTGATTGTTCAACAATGTCGAAGTTTCCGAATAAGTCAGCAACAGGGAAAGCCTCGTCACTTTGTATTTCGTAGACCACATTTGGATCGTCAATCACGTTAGCAATTATATCAGAAGCAGAAATACTGCCCGGATAATGGTTCTTAAATATTTGCTCACCAGATGTTGGATCGGTGTAACTTACACCATTAAAAACTCCAACGATAGGAACAGTACCACTCGCAGCGTGTCGGCCCAATACTCCAGCAGTGAGTTGTGTTACCAAATCACCTTGGAAAATTGGAGTTGTCGCGCCACTAGCTATACGATAGCGACTTTGACCGCCACTGTATGGTGCTCCACCCATCATTCTTACTGGTTTGCAACCAAAACTAGCATCTTTATTAGCCATTTTGAATTACTCCTAAGTAAAATTACCCTCGGTTTTTACCGAAAGTTACATTGGATTTCCTCTTACTATCATACTTCACGTATCTATTATCTTTTTTCGCTTCATTAAACATAGTGTTATCTAACGCTTGATTTGCGAGATGAGTTTTTTGCTCATAATGAGCATTTCTTTCACCTTTAGTTTCGATTGGAAGTTTAGCAAGTATCAATCCTTCATTATATACAACGCCAGCTAATCGCCCTTTTTCTTCGCCCATTGTTGGTAATGACCATCCAGCTGGTAATTCAGATCCTTGTACGAATTCCCAACCTTCTCTTAATCGATAAGATACATTGTTTGCATCTTCTGTACCAAGCAAAGACTGTCTAATCCACCTATACTCATATCCTTCTGGTGGTGGTGGGGTATCGAGCTTTCTTACTGGCTCCCATGGTTTTCTACGAGCTTCTTTATCGTGTGCTTCGGATTCACGATCAGTTCGAGCATAATCTTCTAAACCTGACATATTAACCTACCTCTCTTTGTTGTGAGATTTTTTGTTTCTCTTTAGCAACTCTCTTAAACCACTCATCTTCAGACATCTTGTGTGGTTTTAGAGCACGTAGGCGAGCCTGTTCAGACTTTGTAAATGTTACACCGCCTTTTTTTGCTTGTGTTTTTTGCCGACTTCCTACTGAAGTAGATGCTACTCTTTGCACAGTGGGTTTAGCATCATTTTTTTCGGCTGTTGTTACAGACTTTACCGTATCAGGAAAAATCTTTTTAACTCTGTTTGACAACTCATCCCAATATTCTGAAGAATCCTCTGTATAACCCTCACCCATTAGTGCAGTGTGCTGGTGATAAGCGTATGCTGATTCTTCATTTTCGAAACCTTGCAGTACACCATTTTGATCTGCTACAGGTTTGTACCAATCATTTTTTTCGTGCCATGATTGTGCATTCTGCGAAGGCATTGGTCTTGGTTGTTGAATTTGTTGTTGAGCTTGTTGTTGAACCTGAGCTTGTGGAGCTACTGCTTGTTCTTGTCTAGTTTTTGCAATTCTTAATTTTTCTTTTTGTATAGACAAATCACTTTTCAATGTATCTGCTTTGCTCATTAAATCGGCATCGCCACTAGAGACTGCTTTTTTATACAATTCGTCAGCTTGTTGCTCTTTTGCCAGTATTGACGATTCTTCAGCAACCAGCACATTACTTGTCAATTCACTGGTTTTCGCTTTCAAGGCTTGATTTTCAGCATCTTTTTGAGCTAATAATCTTTCAGCTTGCAACGCTCTTTCTTCTGCTTGTCTGGTTTTCTTATTCAGATTATTGATTCGCTTGCTTACATTTTTTGTATAGTTATCAAGCTCATCATCAGAATCTACTGTAGCAGTGGTCTGACTCTCTGCTGTATCATCTACAACAGTGAATGCGATTTCTTCTTCTTTTTTTTGCTCTACTTGTTCTTCACTCATAATTATATACTCACGATGTCGTCAGGGTGCTTTATAGTTCCTATGATTTCATCATCATTTACTATACGAACTTCAGCACCATCTTCTAATTTAAACCTAGCACCAGCGTATCTACTAATCAAGATCCATTGTTTTTCTTGACACCAATGCTCGCCATACTTCTTTTCGTCACTGTAGCATAAAGGTCCTTTCTTAACCACATAAGCTACTAAAGTAGCTAAGGATTCTTTATCCACTGTTTCTCTAGTGAGAACAATACCACCTTTTGTTTTCCGACTTTTTTTGTATGGTAAAACTAAAATTCTCCATCCTGTCGGTTGTGGCATTCTCGCTATCACACTATCTTCTAACTTTGTTGGATCCAAAACTACATCTTCTGGATCAACATAAGCTGATTTAAGTTCAACTTTTTCGCCCATTTTGCTCAATCCTCTATCTTTTTATAAGATTTAATAAAATCTTGTAAATTATACAACTGATGAAGTTGTCCTGTAAAGAATTTATACTGTTCCATGTCTCTAACTTGACCTGTCATCAAAATATTTTGTATTGAGTCTATTTGTATCTGTATTTCTTGTCTTATGTCACTAACTAAATCAAACCTATCCATTTAAAACTCCTATTTTTTCTTTGCTGGTCGCCCTTTTTTCTTGGCAACTTTCTTTTTAGCTACTTTCTTTTTAGCTACTTTCTTCTTCGGTGGTTCAACTTTTACTTTCTCAACCACTGGTTCTTGCTCTGGTGGTGCTTGTTTTTTTAGTGTTGGATTTGGAACCACACCGCCAGATTCAATAATTTTCATTTTCCTTGCTATTCTTCTATCTGATACTTCTTTACTAGCAAGTGCTTCTGCTTCAGCTTTCGCCCATTCTTCTTGTTCTTTCTTTCTATCTATTATTTTTTGTTCTTTAAGTTGCCTTTGCATCTCTAATTGTATTGATGAAGCCATTTAATTTCTCCTAAATCTTTGCTCTAGTTCTAAAATTTTAAGTTCAGCTTGTTGTCTCATTCTGTCTAACCCAAGTTGTAGCTTATCGTCAGCAATAGATTTTTGCACATCTAATCTTTGTTGAGATAATTGAGCATCCATCATGTCTGACTGTTGCTGTTGTTGTTGCTTGCTTACAAACTTTTCTTGATCTAAATCGATTTCTTTATCTTTCAGCGCAAGCTCTTGTTGCCTAATAGCAACCAATGGATCATCTCCACCTGTTTGTATAGTCGATAAGAAATCATTTGTTAATTGAGCCATAATTGGTGAGGACATTTGATCCATCATCATTTGCAACTCTTGTTGTATTTGTTGTGCTTGCTCTGGTGGTACTTGCTGTGCTTGCATCTGCAACTGACCAATTCTTTCTTGCATCTCTGGTGGCATTTGTTGTTGTGCAACCTGTGTAGATAAAAATTGTAAATGTTCCATAACATGACTAATGATTAAAGATTGTATCTGTGGGTTTTGCTGTACCACGCTAGTTAGAAACAATCCTTGATGAGCTTGTACATGAGCTTCATGATTTTGTTGAGGAAAAGCCTGTGCTGGTTTTCCTAATAAGAAACCAGAATTTTCTAAGCCAGCATCAACTGGTCTTGGTGTCGTATCTGGTGGTGGCTGTAGTAGTGATTCAACATTATCGATACCTAAAGCACCATACATTCTTTTATACGCTTCATACATACCCAAAGGTCCATGTATGTCTGGATTAGATTGAACCATTTGCAATAATTCTTGTGCCAAAGTAATACGCTGGCTTTGACTGAAGATGTTTGGATCTGATACTGGAACCACATCAATCCTGTCATCGAAATCGGTAGCTTTTATTTCTCTAGGTGCAGTTCCAGTATCGTAACTGTAAACAGGTGGTAAAAAGTCTGCAAATACATTACCTAGTAGAGTAAACTCTAATTTTTGCGAGTAATGTAATCTTTTATGGATTGCAGACATTACTTTAGTTCCTCTTTCTAACAAGGCGACTGTAGTACCTACAGGCATGGCTTGATTCATATCGCCAACATTCATATCAGCAATCGCAGCAAATCTTTTGCCAGAATCTATAAGTAAGCCAAGTAACTGCATCAATACATTACTTGGTTCTTTTATAGGAAGTGGTATTAAGTTTTCACGCAAAGAACCGCCAGTAGTATCTATATCTCTAAACTCACCGGGTTGTAATGGTTCTGCTTCATCTCTAATTCGCATTCCTCTGGCTTTGAATCCAGCTGGCAAATTACTTAAAGTTCCAGCATCTATAAGCTGTCTTAATATTGATGTCGATGCTTTACTCAAGCCACCTATCATGTGTGATAATCCAAGACCATAAAAACCTAACCCCGGTAAGAATTTATACTGTACAAAGTAATTTATTTTATTTTTGTCTGGATCTTCTGGATTATAGTTTCTTCTAATTGCTAAAATTTTGTTCGCTTGCTCATCTATAGTTACAATATATGGCAATTTAAGACCAGTTGGCTCATTTTGTTCATCGAGATCTTCATATCCTTCTAGATCGAGAATCGTATGTACCTCGTATATAGTTCTATTTCTTTGTTCTGTGTAAGATGGAGAAACACCTTG